TAAGAAGTCTTATAAGACTGCAGAGATACAAACTCAAATTCTTACAGCCTTATACAATGCCTATTCTCCAGAGCAAGCTCAGATAGGAGGAAGCGTAAGGTTATCAGATATCTATGCCTTAATAGATAACTTATCAACAGTAGATTACCTTCGCCTTACTAAATCCTATATTAAACCTTGGCCTACTACCATCTATGGTAATAAAGAATTGAACTTGGGTCAGTTTAAATTAAACAAGGCAAAGGGTTCTATGACCTACTACATAACCTTCAATTCATCAACTACTTTTACTGTACGTTCGGTATTAAATGGTTATGTAACTACTGGCTCAGTTGGTAGCTCTATCCAGATTATCGATAAAGCTAATGGTTTTGATTTCTCTTTGGACATTCAGAACAACAGCTATCAATCGGGCTATCGGTATTCTATTACGGTATCAGAACCTAACCATGATTATGAAGACCCTGGCTTTAATTTGCCAGTATTCGAGAATGCTTCACAATTAACATTAACAGTAAACGAAATAGTATAATGGTGAACCTTAAAAATCTAATCGATTTTTTACCATTCGAGTATAAGGACCAAGACACTTATAAGGTAAATGGTAAGGGCATCTTAGAAAGGTTTCTAGAAATTTGTGGAGAGCATTTTGAAGATTACATTACAAAGGATATTGAGAATATCTTGGACATTATCGATATAGATAAGGCTCCGGATATGTATCTCAATTTCCTTTGGCAATTCCTCGGAGAAATGCCCTTTGCTTATGGGAACACTATAGATGCACAGAAATGGGCAGAGTACTTTAATGGGTTCTACTCCGATGATAAACTCCAAGAGTTATCTAAGCTTTGGATAATACCAAAGGAGGGACCCTTTACTTTAACCAGTACTCAAGTAAGAAACATCCTGAAGTATTCGATATCTCTTTTTAAAATAAGAGGTACCTCTGAGTTCTTCGAAATAATTATGAGGCTGTATGGGTTAACCTGCGTAGTAACTGACCCTGCAAAGGCTGATAGTTATGATGGTTGGGTAAAAGGTAATCCGCACTTTGACCAGTATTACCATTATGACGATAAGTATACCTATGATAATACTTTCGATTGTTCTCAATGTATACCGGTAACCTTTAGACTTACCGGTCATGGATATACTTCGAACTCGGCAGCTTTCAGAAAATTTAGAGAAGCCGTAGAGGCTTTCTTTAAAAGATTCATACCCTATTATGTATCTTTCGATATTCAATATGGGTTTACCGTAAATGATGGGTATACAATTAAAGCTGAGTTAGTAAATCCGGACCAACCCAATCTTATTACTTCAGAGGTATATGAAGTACCGGTAAAGGTAACTGTAACTTCAGATTGGATAAATGCCGACCTAAGATATCAGATATCCAGTGATAATATAAATTGGGGTTACACTAAACACGAAAGTGGTTCCATTTTTAATATACCCAGAGCAGGTACTTATTATTTTAGAAGTGTGGGAGACCCTACTAAGGTAACTCAAATCACGGTTAATCAAGAATCTTATAATCGAGTATATTCTATTATTTGTGACCCTATTATTGGAAAGATAACTCCTACTAACCTAAAAGTAAGTACAGTAGTAAGGGCAAACGTATCCTATAAGGGTACCGTGAAAACCTGTAATGTACGACTATCCGGTACTGATATAGTGAAAGTCTCTGGCTCAACTTGGGAATTTTCAGAGCCTGGTACCTACATCTTTGAGATTGTAGAGTTCCCAGTAAAGCGAACTTCCTTTGTTGTAACTCGAGAAGAGATTACATATAAGGTAAGATGTACTCCCTCTGAGTTTCGAGTTGGGGATAAGCAAAGTATCAAGGATGCTACTACCACTCTTACCATCGAATCGAATTACCCAGAATCATTTACTGGTGAACTATATTGTAGGCTAATTGGTGATACTAAGTTGTTTAAGAACGGTGATAAGTTTACTGCTAATAGTTATGGTACTTATAAGTTTAAATGTACACTGGATAAAAGGGAAACCGATGAAGGTGTAGGTATATTCGAAGTAGTATCTGGTAAGACTGCAATCTATCGAGTTAGTATTAACCCACCATCCTCTACTTTGTTCAATGGCTCAGCCAAGACCGCAGTAAGTATTCAACGTATCTCAGGTAATGGAGATGATTATAGAGTAAGAGTGATAGAGACTGGGGAAGTATTTGATGCTAAGAGTGGTTATGTATATACTACTAATAGGTCAGGAACTTATACTTTCCAATCCGTAGCATACCCCTCTGCAAGGACTATCTGGACTGTAAGCAATTCTCCAACAGTATATCAGAATAAGTTAAAGATAGTTCCTTCAGATACTACCGATGAACATTGGCAAGAACCCGATTGGACTTTACCTGAAGACCAGATTGATGATACCTATGCAGTATATGCTTTGGTAGATGAGAAGTCTGCTTGTAAGTTCTCACTGGAAGAGATGAAGAATGGGGTAAATGTAAATGGTACTGCTACTTGTGATGAGACTGGGGAAACCTATAACCTGGGTGAAGAGATTACTCTTACCAAGGCAGGTACCTATACCTTTGTAGCTGATGATGGTTCTTCTCTAAGATGCCAAGTAATCCTAGAAGATTATCCAACTATCATTGAGATATCTTGTACTCCAGAGTATGCCGAACTAAAGGGTACTGTTAAACAAGTATCTACCCTAATCAAGTGTACTTCGAATAAACCAGATTTCGATAGTAGAATTAGGGAAGTAGGTAAGGTTAATACCTACGATGCTGGTGGACAAGGTTATGAATTTGTAACTGCACAAGCTGGAGAGTATATATTCGAATCAGTGGTAGATACTTCGAAGAGAACTAAGTTCACCGTAGTAGATGCAGACCTTTTAAGTGTTAGTCCTCAAAAGTTAGAATGGGAACATGATGACCTCTCAGAGAAAACATTTACCATTACAACTTACAGTAATCAATCTTGGCAAATAGTAGAACAATGATAAATTCAACAATCGATAGAATAACAGAGACCACAACTCAGCCTTTATTCAAGACATTCACTGTGGGTATATTTGGAGAGTGTACACAAATCTTGTATGATTTGAGATGGATGATAATTCTTGCAATAATTCTAATCCTATCAGATTTATGGTTTGGGTTATCGGCAAGTAGGTTACAGAAAATCGAAATTCGAAAATCTAGAGCTGGAAGAAGAACTCTAAACAAAATAGTAGATTATATCTGTTATGTTCTACTTGGTGCTGTACTTGGTAAAGCTATTGGGGAACCCTATGGGATGAACCCAATAGGGGTATCAATAACGGTTATGGTAATATGCTACTGTTTCGAAGTAGATAGTATATATGGACACATCTGTGAAATACATGGTATTAAGAAACGGTACAGTATATGGAGAATACTCTTTAAATTGTTAACCCTCAAGTTCAAGGATGTAGGTGAAGCATTTAAAGATATGTCAGAACAGAAAAATCAATTTAAAAATACTAAGGACAATGAAGACGTACTTTAAGTATGAAGGTATTATTAAATCAAAGGAAGCAGCAGAAGCAATTGCTGCTCCTTCTGGTTTAGGACCATTCTGTGGATTTGGCTCAGCTACCATAAATGGTAACAAGTTAGTGGTATCTCCTCAGGGAGTTGCTGGAAGTAAGTATGCCAATGTAATCAAGGATAGGATTATGGCAAGGTATATGGCAAAGGCTTCAGAAGATGGAGAATTGCCAGACGTGAACTTTGGGTGTATTTCAAGAGATGGGTATGTATTTATATCCGATGAACAAACGATTACTATTGAGAACATCCAAGGTACCCAAGGTTCAACAGAAGAAGTATTACTCTTTGCAGTACATACTACTATTTCTGAACCAGTAGATAATCCAGTAGACTTCGTAGCTTATTGGAATGAATCTTCCGAAAGCTTTTACACATTGTTCAAAAAGTCTCTGGATATTTATTATCCGATTGCCGAAGAAAATCGTACACCGGATATCATTAATAATGATATATATTCCAATTATGATATGACCTATAGCAATCTTCTAGAGATGGTAGAGAGTGCTTGCCCTTATTACTCTAATAATAAAACTTCCGTTGTTCTTATCGGAGTATATGGTAAGGGTACTGATGCAATGACTAAACGAAATGAGAACTTTGCTATCGTACCCTATCAGGGTAAGTTCCAAGAAATCCCTTATACTACTGCTGCCCAGAGTATGATGAAGGAATCAGTGAAAAAATTAGAACAAGTAAATTCAGGATTCCCGGTAATAGATGAATCTGGTACTAAGTTAAATATCAAGCAATACATCGATAGTCAGATTGAGGCTATCAGAAAAGAATTCTCTGAATCTCTGAGTACTGCTAACTTACCCATCGGTTCTATCATTCTTTGGGAAACCGATGTAATACCGGAGGGCTGGGCAGAATATACTAAGGCAGCTGGTAGAATAGTTATTGGTTACCAAGCTGGAGGAGTTCAGATTGGAGATGAAGTAATGCTACAGAATGTCGGAGATTACTATACACCCACTAAGGGTAACTTCTTAATCTCAATTAAAGGTGATGACCTTCCTAAGCATAGGCATGCTCTTGGTGTATCTAAAGGTAAACAAGATAATGCCAATGACTGGGAGAACGTTCGTCCTCAATCTTTCTTTAATAGGGAGACGGGATTGAATGGAGATTTCGGTAGAGGAACTCCCACTAAGGGTATTCAAGATGGTGCTATCGTAGTAAGCTGGAACCTATTAGGGGAATCTTTCTTACAAGAAACTTCGGTAGAAACTTTGGATATTGAAAAATTGCCACCGACTATTACATTACGATATATCCAAAAAATATCATCATAAAGTTGTTATTAGTTATTTAGTAGTATTAAAACTCATGTGTATTACTTGTATTGTTTAAGAGTAAACATTTGTTTACAATCCGTGTTTTGCGTAGTAAAAATCAATTAGGGAGGGGGCGTTGGGAAACGCCCCTTTTCTTTTGTGTTAATACTTAAGTTCTTCTTTAGCTCGGTCTTCCCAATACTGTATATCTTGTCTAAGTTCCGAGATGTATCTCATAGATTCATTAGTCTTAGGCATTTCGAAAAATTCGATAAGCATTATATTAGTTATTCGAGTACTATTTTCAAGCCTTTCCTTGATAAAAGGGGGAGGAGTAATTAATACCTCAAACAAAAGATAGGCATCTGGAGAAAGCTTATCCTTCATATAAGTATACATCATATCAAGCATTTCTGATTTAGCTTTCTCTTCTTCGGTATCATCCTCTAATTCTTTATCATTATCGAATAAGTCATCGAGTTTAAAGAGGCTTTGATTATACTCTGCCTGTTCTCCGTATGCAGAACGAAGCAATTTATTTTTGAATGTACTAAGTGATGCAAGGATTCTTGCTTTAAGATGTTCTTCAGTACATTCACCATAGTATTTGTTGAAAACAAATAACATCTTATCCCAGAAATAAGATTGGATAATATCCGGTGTAAGATTAAACCGTTTATAATCAATCTGTCTGGTAAGGTTTCTAATTACTGGCTTACAAACTTTATAAAGTCTGTTGAATGTAGCTTCATCGTATTCCTGCATAGGTTTTAATCTATGAAGCTCTGAGCCATTATTTCCTTTACTTTTTCCCATGTTATTAAATATTCGTTGTGCAAATATAAGTATTTTTTCTTATATAAAATAATAATATTAAATAATCTGGAGCTTAAGGTAGTGGATTAGTAGTTTCTAGATAGATGTCAACATGCTCAGAACTATCTCGGTACTATCAAAATCTATTAGTTTATATAATATTGCAATATAGATATGAAGAAATTTAAAGACAACATCAAGTTCAGTTTTTCTCCCGAGTTTCAATTCGAGATACTCAGGTTTGTTTTAAAAGATAAGGAAGGGGGATTAGTACTCAAAAGGATTAAATCCAATTACCTGGTTCTCATAGAACACTCCCTTATCTTCGAAGGTATATCAAAATATTTTAAGAAGCAAGGCAGAATGCCCTCCGAGAATATCTTAAAGGAAGTATTAAAAGAGTTACTAGAATCCAAAACCTATGTGGATTTGGTAACTAAGGATGATATACCTAATATCAATAAACTAATAAGTAATCTCTATCATATACCACTATCGGATTCTGATTACATAAAAGAAAAGATATATCAGTTCTCTACCTATGTTGAGATGAAGAACTTAAATGATTCTTTTGATTTGGATAACTTCGAACAATACGAAGAATATTCGAGGAAGATTGAAAAGGTACTTCAGAAAAGTAAACCTAAGAAAGAGGATGAACCCCTATATATGATTCGAGATATTACCGAGAGACAGTTTAGAAGGCAATCAGAACCTTCAGTATTACCATGCCCATTTAGGCAATTGAATGATTTAACCAATGCAGGAGGTTATCCAGAACATTCGGTTAATGTGATATTGGATAAACCTAAAGCAAAGAAAACATTCTTCATGGTAAATCTTGCAAGAGGTTATCTTAGAATGAAGAAGTCTGTATTATATATTGATACAGAAAATGGTCAAGAACAAATTATGGACCGTTTCATTCAATCCAGTATTAATAAAACCAAGAAGGAATTATACTCGGGTGAATATGATAAACTTGAGGCAAAGCATTTAAGGAAACTTGCAAGGTTTGGAGTTGAATTAGTGGTTGAGCGTGTACCAGCAATGATTACTAATACCACTTATATAAGGGAAAAGATAATTCAACTTCGTAATCAAGGAATCGATATTAAAGTTCTTATGGTTGACTACGCTGGTAAGCTTGCATCAATAGCGGGTGATAGAGAAGATTTCGAAAGGATATCTAATGTATACGTAGACCTTCAGAATCTGGCAGAGGAATTACATTTAGACATTATATGGACTGCTCATCACATTACTCGTGAAGGTAAAAAGCATAGGCTTACTCGGTATGATGAGAATGATATCTCTGGTTCAATTGCCATTGTTCGTAATGCCCAGGTTATCATGGGTCTTAACTCTACTGAGCAAGAAGAGAAAGATAATATTCTTCGAGCTGAGATAGTAGTACAAAGGGATGGTCTTCCTTCCGGTAGAGCATTATTCAAATGCGATGTCGAAAGGCAAAGATGTACGGAATTTACAAGGGAACAACGTAAACAATATGATGAAGTGTATTCTGGAGTATTAGATTCTATGATGAAGAGTTCTAAAGATAATCCCTCTGCAAATAAAGAAAAATATGAGAAGAAATCAGGTGATATCTAAAAGAAAGTTAATCTCTAATATAGTAGGGTGGCCAGATTATTATATTTCTAAGAGAAGTAGGTTATATAGATACTACCCTAAAAGAAAAGTATGGATGTTATTAAAAGGTACCATCAATCGGGGTAGGATATATCATATATTAAGAGATAGTAATAAACATAAAAGGATTCAGGCTTCTAGATTAGTAGCCTTAGCTTGGGTACCTAACCCAGAGAGTAAACCTCATGTATGTCATAAAGATAATAACCCTTGCAATAATATACATACTAATCTTTATTGGGGTACACAGAAAGAAAATATACAACAGTGTATCAGGGATAATAGATTTAGACCTCAAGGTAAAGTACCCATATCTAGAAAGGCTATACTTAATCTTAATAAAGATTATTTAAACGGTGTTACTATAAAGGAACTAAAACAGAAATACCATATAACCCATATTCATAGATACGTTAAAGAAACTAAAAAGAGATATAGATTAGGACATGATAGGGTACGAGAGTTAATTAGGGATAAAGCCAAGGGTTACTCCAATAAAGAATTGGGAGAAAAGTATAAGCTAAGTAAAGCTAGTATTAGTCACTACTTAAATAGAAGTTTATGAAAATAACAAATCAGTTTAAGTCTAAGCTCAAAACTTATTTCATTAAAAGACTTGGAGCTTTTGAATATCGACATGGCTGGATGCGTATACCAACTTGCCCCTATTGTGGGAGAGAACATAAGTTGGGAGTTAACCTTTCTATGTATAGAACCAATTGTTTTAGATGTAATGCCCATCCTTCTCCTGCTCAATTAATAATGGACATAGAGGGATTCACTGAATATCATGAACTAATTAATTTTTTGAACAATGGGCAATTTGATGAACTTCAATTTAAAGAAGAGAAAAGGGAACTTGCCGAAAGCAAACCGATATATCTCCCCGAGGGATTTAGAAATATTTCACTCGGAAATAGTCAACTTGCAAAGAGTATTCGAGGATATGTCAAGAAACGTGGGTTCAGTATCGAAGATTTTTCAAGATATGGCATTGGCTATGGTACAAAGGGCTCAACCTATGGGTATCTCATTATACCCTTTTATTATCGAGGACAACTTAGATATTATAATGCCAGAAATGTTATCGGCAAAGGACCAAGATATAATAACCCAGACAAGGATATCACTGGACTTGGAAAACAATTTATCATCTTTAATCATGATGCGTTGGAGATGTATCGGTCGGTATTCATTTGCGAAGGAGCACTTAATGCTCTCACAATGGGAGATAGAGGAATTGCCACAATGGGTAAAGCTATTAGTCAGTACCAAGTCAATGAACTACTTAAATCCCAGTGCCAAAGATATATTATCCTTTTAGACCCCGATGCCAGGTCTTATGCTGTTAATCTCGCACTTAAATTAGTAGCTTATAAAAAAGTCAAGGTAGTATTTCTTCCAGAGGGTTTTGATGTAAATGATTTGGGAAAGAAACAAACACTTAAGCTAGTATATCAAACAAGGTATCAAAGTTATCAAGAACTGATTCAAATCAGAAACTCTTTGGAGTAAGGAGTTCCTATTATATTATAAAATAATATATTTATGCGTGAACCATCTATCCATATAACTAAGTCTCAGTTTGAGGAAATATTAAATACCTTAGAGGTAGATAACTTCCCAGTTGAGGCTTTTTTTGTTATTGCTCGAAAGGAGGCAATAAATCATAGAGCAGTCTTAGTTTCTAACAATAAGAATACTAAGAAAGTTTCTAACATTTTACTAGCATCCAAGGGAGATGCTGCCCTTGTTGCTGATATTTTATACGCAACTCGTATAAAGTTAAAGCATAGAGGGGTTCGTAAAATAAATGAGAGTAATTCCCGAGAATGGGCAAATTGTAAAAAGCTTGCAGAAGTATGTAATACCTTTTGTGAAGATTTTAAATTTGATACCCGGGAAGGTTTTATTAAATACATTGAGACTGGGTTAAAGAGGATGACTGATTATCGTAATGTTATGCAAAGGTTATTATCTATGCAAGAGAACATCACTAATCAAATATCGGCCGAGATCGAATTGCAGGATTCAGATTTAAAACTTACTAAAGAGATACATGATTACTTTATAGGTAAGATTGCTAAAGCAACTGGCATATATGAATCTTATGAGAATCAACCAGAGAAATATATACACTTTGTAAGGTTAGGGGATTTTTTAAAAAAGAAGCATTGGGATTTCGAATCTTTCATTGATGCCCAATTCGAATCTCTTGCATGGTGTAATGGTTTACCAGAACCAAGTCAGATGTACAATGATAAAGCCATTGAAAGATATAATAAATACTTATATAAGAATAAGAGTAAACAACTCCTGGATGATGAGCCTCAAGTAGAGGGAAGTCTCTGGGATAAAATAAAAGGTTAGTATGAGTAAGATAATTATTCAGAATGGTAATATGTGTGAACTTGATATACCTCTCAAGTATGCACAAAAACTCTATAATGAGTTTGCCATTCGACATCCGAATGCTTTCTACTTACGTACAAGGCAAAGAGGTATGCAGAATTGGGACGGTAAGATTCATTACATCACCAAGACTGGGCAATTTAAAATAGGTTTACTTCCCAAAGTATACGATATGTGTATTGAGATGGGGATTAAACCTAAAGTTGTAGATATGAGACAACCTTTACCTAAAGTCAGTAAAGTAGTTACGAATATAGGCAAATATAAATTAAGACCAGAGCAAGAGAAAGCTGTTAAGGCAGTTATCAATAATAAGATAGGGAATACACCTTTTCATATTGGCGTATTAGATTACACTGTTAATGCAGGTAAAACACTTATCATGTCGTCTCTTTACTTGTCTTATAAGAAACAGTTAAAGACTTTGCTAATAACTAATGATTCGGATTGGTTAAATCAAGCTAGAGAAGAATTTAAGCAATATCTTCCCGGAGAAGATATCACTTTTGTTCAAGGCAAGGTTTTAAACTGGAGTAACTTTACTATAGGTATGGTTCAATCTATTTCGAGAAATATGAGATTCTATCAACAGGAATTATCAAAGATAGATATGGTTTTGGTAGATGAGGCAGACCAAGGTGGAAGTAAACAATATCAGAATGTGATCACCCGGTTATTTAATACTCGAATTCGTATAGGATTATCTGGTACCATTTATATGAGTAAGCTTGCAAAGGATAAGGTTAAGAACATGAACCTTGAATGTTTCTTTGGTGAAGTGATTGCAGAATTTAAACTCAAGGATTCTATTAAGAAAGGTTACTCAACTAATACTGTAGTAAAGATAGTACCAGGTAAACCTTGGTATGGTAATTGGGAATCCGATTGTATATCCTATAAGGAGATATATGATGATTCTATTACCGAAAATAAAAGGGCTTGGTTAATGGCTTATAATAGATTACTATGGAACCTTAATCAAGGCAGATACCCTGCTCTCGTAGTATGCAAGCATATTGCACATTGTGAAAATCTATATAAATTCTTTAAAAAGAAACTGGGAGATGCCTATAATATTGCCTATGTGCATGTTAATACTAAATCTAAATTAAGACAACAAATAATGAAGGATTTTAGGGAAGGTAAAATAGATATCCTGGTATCAACTACAATCATTGCTCGAGGTAAAAACTTTCCTAAGCTTAAGTACTTACTCAATACCGCAAGTATGGATTCACAAGAAAAATCCATTCAATTCCTTGGTCGTTTGGTAAGAACCGATGAATCTAAAAATAAGGTATACCTTGATGACCTTCATTATCCTGGGAATTATTTAGATAGGCACGGTAAACATCGGAAGCAATATTATCAGAGACAAGAATTGAAAGTAATACTGTTAGATAAGCTATGGAAGAAACATCCTAACCATAGCCTTATTAAGAGTTAACTAGAAGTACTATGAGTATTTACTTTTTCTCCGTAGGAGGAAAAGAAGATTACAATTAATAAGCATATAGGCATTATGAATAATGATAAACTAATATGTATCAGAGACGAAGATGATACTAAACTAACTACTCTCTTATCAGAAGGTTGGAAGATAATTCAAATCTCTGCATCGGGTATTTATTGCTGGGTACTCTTAAGGAAACCCAATAACACTAAAAAGAAAATTAAAGGCTTTCAGTGATGGAGAAATATATTTTAATTACAGCGGTGGTTATTATGATAATAATACTCGCTTTAGACTTCATATTTTCTAAGGATGGTTATCAATGTCATTCATGCAAGAAACGTTTTCATAAAGAGGATTTGGAAATCAAAGGATGGCATTTCAAAGAATGGGTCTGTCCTAATTGTAAACACCTTAATTATACTTATGATGAGGAAGATTAAAGAATGGTTTAAGTCTCTCGTTGTTGGGGAGGTACCCAACCCTAAACATGTATTCAACTGTAGAGATTTGATATGGGTATCAAGCTTGGAAACTTCTCAAAATACTCCCGAATGCTTTACTCATTATTTCTATCTGTACTGGAGTAATGATATGGTAGTCAAAGTATGTCAAGAGAGTCATGATAGAAATTCATACCAAGAATTATATAAACTCAGGGAACTATTTATTAATAACATGGGTTATTCCTATGTTCCTATAGAGGATAACAGTGAGATATACATTTATTATAAACGTAAAAAGGATATATAATGGCTAAGAAAAAGAAACAACTTCCTGACTTATCAAAGCAAGATATTTTAACACCCATAGATTTAACTCAGTTGGGTACTAATGGCGATGTTTGCTTTGGTATTGGGTATGATTTATCAACTAAGGAATGTAAACTATGCGGAGACTCAGAATTATGTGCATTTAAGATGTCACAGAACTTGAACATTACAAGAAAAGAACTTGAACAGAAGAATCAATACAAGGATTTGGATATACTAGAAGATACCGTTGGTATCAAGAAATATATTCGAGGTTTGATTCGGAAAGGGAAAGATAGAAAAGAGGTTATTACCAAAACCGTTGAGAAATTCGAAGTACCAAGAAAACGTATTAGAGAACTTTATAAAGAGTGTACTAAATAATGAAACCAATAGAGAGGATATGGGCTATGTTCAAGGTATACCTTAACAACCCAAACTATTTTGTAAAGCAAGAAGATGTACTTGCTAATTTATGTATGGAGGGTTCTACCGATGTAATCAGGATGTGTAATTCATTGGGAGTACATGTTTCTAGACCCGAGAAATTAACCTTTGGACAACTTTTACGTAAATGTAATATATTATGAACAGATTTAGATTTATCAAAGTAAGGGAGGTAGTATCTCCCAACAGAGCAAACCCAAATGATGCTGGGTTAGATTTCTATGTACCAACTAATTTATACCCTGAGGATATTCATTCTAAAAATGAATTCGACTCCGAAGGTTATGATTTAGATGTTCCTTTTGGTGAAGCCTTTGTAAGGCATATAGCTTTAAAACCAGGTCATCGTATACTTATCCCATCGGGTATCCAAGGTTTGCTAGAACCTCCTGCATCTATGTTAATGGCCGCAAACAAATCTGGTATAGCTACTAAGAAAGGGTTAATCTTTACTGCCGAGATAGTGGATTCCCCTTATGTTGGAGAGATACATATTGGGATATATAACACTTCTCAAGAAATTCAGGTTATCGAGGCTGGTCAAAAGCTGGTACAATTTATTCATGTACCCATTTATATTACCGAGCCAGAGGAGATTCAGCAAGAGGAGTTTTATACTGAATCACAAATGTGGGGAAGCAGAGGAGATAAAGGATTTGGTTCATCTCAAAACATAAAATAGTGGACATAAGGAATATAAATGAACAAGTGCCTCAGGTAGAAGAAACTGAGGCACGGATACTACAAGAAATGTATGATCTTGGGATAGAACAATTCTCTGGATATAAATCTATAGAGAAGTTACCAGATTATCCTTTAGATATAAATAACCCAAAGAACCAAGTTATCCTAAAGGATTTTATTGGTAGGGTTATTGAGGAATTAACCGAAGGATTCGAATCTACCGATGAAGTAGTATCTATATATCGTGATTATGGATGGAATAATGATTGCTTAACCTCAGAGGAATATACTCAGGTATTAAATCATCTAGCAAATGCAAATGAAGAACAAGCAGATGCCTTGGGATTCTTCTTTACTTTGCTTTTGTATTCTAATATATTGCCAGAAGATATTCTGAAATACCAAGATGCAAAGAGTTTATTTGAGGTAATGGCAATCGGAGTCAAAGTCCTACTCATCAAGTACCCAGATCATCGAAGTGTAAGGAAATATCCTATATTAAGTTCAACTGATTGGGCAAGAGAGGATAGAGCAGAGTATGATAAGATAGTTTCTTATACCCCAGGTTTTCATGAAATGAGCGAGATATCTCATGAAAATGAGAAGCTATATTTATGGGAAGTAATATATGAACTCAATAAAGCAAGGAACTTCCTTAAATGTAGACCCTGGAAACAAACTCAAGTGATGACCAAAGAAATAGATTTTCAGGAATCTTTGGTAAAGTCATTCTATCTCTATATGGGATTCTTAGCCATGAATGGGTTTACTCCTTGCGGATTATTTAGTTTATTCTTTAAAAAACAACGTCTCAATTTATGGAGGCAAACTACAAATTATTAGTAACCAATTAAAAATCAGCCAATTATATGTCGGGTTGGAATAAGAAATTAGAGGGACTTCAGCTTAATACGGAGGAGTCCCTCCATTCGTTAGAATTTGCTACTTCACAGGAAGCATGGGAAAAACTTAATGAGGGTTTTTTAAGATTAGACCCCATCCTATTTGGGAAAGGTGCTATGGCTAATAGTGGGGTAGCAGTAGTGTATAATGTATTTATAAAAATACGAAAAGCATGGGTAGACCCAGAATTTGATTATGGGCGGTGTTTCAATTATAAAGAAACTAAGTGGACTAGCTTATTGAATAACTACATAGATTTTAATAAGCTTGACTTGTTGCGTAGTAAACTGAGAGTACTGAGAAATAAGTACAATCAGAATTACAATATAACTTATATGTTTAACAATCATCATGATAATGGTAAACAATGTCTAATAGCTGCGACTTTTTCAAAACGATTCGGGGAAGACATCCCAGTTATTACAATGGTAGTTCGGGCTTCGGAGATTACCAAGAGGTTAATATTCGATTTCCTATTAATTCAACGAATGTCAGAGTATGTATATGGGCCGAACCAGTCAGTACAAATCAACCTATTTGCGACTCAAATGTACGGAAATGTGGAGACACTTCTAATGTATCATACCCATAAACCTTTGAAGAAGGTACTTAAAGGAGCAGAGGAGAATTCATGGAATAAGAGGATAAAAGAGATATGGAAAAAATTCCAAAAGGGCACAGAGAAGGAATTCTCTTCATTCAAGGTATTCTTTAGAAGTTTTAAAGTGCTTCGACCAGATTTATATGAGGAAACATATAAATCAATGAAAGCAAAAGAATTACTTCTTGAATACGAGGATATAGAATATCCTGAGAATGTAATCTCTTACTCTCAACGTAAAGCCTATAAAAAGAAACTTTTAAAACAAAAGAACAATGGAAGCTAAGGAATTTTTAAATCAGAAGCGGATAGGGTTAGTAAACAAATTTTATTACCAAGTTTTAGAGATTAAAAAGAACGGTGCAGAACCAGATATACCCTTGTTAATGAAAGAGGTAGAGGATTTTGATGATTTTGTATATCGCTACTGGCATATGACCTGGGTTAGTTCTACAATGTCATACAATTAAATATTTATATAATATGAGGATATATTCTAACAGTTTTGAGTTAATGTCCGAAATGGGCAGAGAACTCAACAGTTATGGTCAAACTGTAAAACCAAAGACCTATCAGAATAAAGTAATTGAAGGTAATGAGGATTTTATTACAAAAGAACTCATTTGCCAACAATATTGTTTAACTTCACTTGGAGACCCAGTATGGTTATTCATATTCTCTCATTCAAAGGAATGGGCAGATGCCGAGTTTAAAGAAAGAATTGGTTGGTATGATTTAAATCCAGGTAAAGCTTGGGAATTGAGAAAAGATTTATGGGAACAGTTTTTGGTGAATGGTAAGTTTGATTACACCTACCCAGAGCGTATTTGGAACCCGTTAGACATTTATGGTAGTACTTCTTTTAACTGTGATTTAGCAATGCAATCAGTTATTGAACTTCTTAAGAGGGATAATGATACTCGTAAAGCAGTACTCCCTATATTCCATGGTACAGATTTAAGATTCCTTGATGGAAGTAAACGTATACCTTGCTCAATGTATTATGATTTCCTTATCCGTCAGAATGGTAAAGGAGAGAAGGTATTACATATTTGCTATCATCAAAGAAGTTCGGACTTTGTACAACATTTCGGTAATGATGTATATCTTGCATGGAGACTCATGCAATATGTAGCTGAAGAGGTAGGAGTAAAACCGGGTTATCTGTATCATACAATCGATTCTCTCCATGCTTATAAGAAAGATTGGTTAGCATTAGCATCCAATCTGGAAGACTTACAAGAAAAATACTAATAATGAGGGATGTATCTACTACTGGTGGGTATGTCCCTTTTTCTATTTATAAATATATGAAGAAAAAACATGTATCATCTTTTCCAGTAATCTTGCGTAAAAGGTTCATGGATAATATACCTGGATTTTCTGGTTATTATGTTTCTAAACGAGGTCGGGTATATACCAGAAGAAGAGTGGGATTAGGTAGAAAATCTAAAACTGGTGTTGGAGATTTAAACAGAGTGGGTTATTGGAGGGAATTAACTAGAATAACTAACCATAAGGGATATTATAGGTTAGTAATACAGGATGATTTCCGTAAAAGACATTATGTACAAGTGTCTAGGTTGGTAGCTTTAGCTTATATACCTAACCCATTAAATAAACCATTTGTATGTCATAAAGATAATAATCCTAAGAATAATTTTTATAAAAATCTTTACTGGGGTACTCAATCTGAGAATATTCAACAATGCGTTAAAGATGGGAGACATCAATCATGCAAACTAGATATGTAATTATTAAGAACAAACGTATGCTTAAAAAAGTTATTGAACTATGTAAGTATACCGGATATGCCAGTGTGGATTATGAAACTGATGGTTCACCAATTTACAATAAGAGTTTCAAACCCACTATACTCTCAGTATCTTGGATGCCAGGGTTTGGTGCTTCTATTCCATTAGACCACTTTGAAACAAAAGATTATACATCTCCAGGGTGGAATTGGAAGAAGATGCTAAGGAAATTTGGGGAAGAGGTAATCGAGAATTATGAGATAACTAAGGTTGCATGGAACTGGAAATTTGATGATCAGATAAATCAGAAGTATCAGATATTCTACAGAGGTACATGTTTAGATGGGATGCTTGCTAAATATGTTCTTAATGAGGAAAAACCTCATGACCTAAAATCAATGGTAAGAAGGTATTTGCCTGAGTATGGTAATTATGAGAAACAAGATGCTTTTGATAAGATACCTTGGGATAAAAAAGAATTAGACCCACTTTGCCATTATGGATGTCAAGATACGGATTATACACTTAGGTTAATGATATTCTTTGAGAAGAAGTTGGTGGATTTAGGTATGTATTCGGTATTCCGTAATTTATTCATGTGTAATTCACGAGTACTTACTTCGGTAGAAAAGGAAGGTTTATATCTAGATACTGAGTTCAATAAAAAGCTTTTGGAAGAATATAAACCAAAAATAGATGCTGCTAGAGACGCAATATACGCTTTGCCAAGAGTAAAGAAATTCGAAAAGAAGTATAACCAAGAAAAGATTGATAAATATATTCAGTCTATTGAAGATGAACTTGAAGAGTTAGATTATAATGACCCAAAAGATAAACGGAAGATTGCATCAAGGGAACAGAAAATCTCGAATATCAAAGCAGGTATATTCACAACTAAAAAGGAACAAGAATTAATAAGGCCAATTAATTTGGGTAGCCCAGTTGATTTACCTGCATTGATGTATTCAGAAGATGGCTTTCATTTTGATGTGATTAAGGATAATGAATCTGGTAAACCAAGTACTGATGAAGAAACTCTTACTAACCTTAGGTTAATGATTAAAAAGCCAGATTCACCAAAGGCAATATTCCTTGATAAGCTTCTTGAATTACGAGGGTTAGAGAAAATGTATAAGACCTATATTTATGGATGGTGGGAAAAGGTACAAGATGATTCTAGATTACACGGTAGGTATAATATACATGGTACAGACTCTAATCGGTTTAGTTCTGCAGACCCAAATATGCAGCAGATACCAAAGACATCGGTAGACCCCAATATCAAGAAACAATTAGTTGCTCCTCCGGGATATTTATATATGGCATTTGACTACTCACAGGCAGAGTTAAGAATGATGGCTCATCTATCGGGTGATGAAACATATCTTGATGCTTTTGCAAAGGGGGCTGACCCTCACTTGGGTATAGCAGCAGCAAAATATGGGGTATCAATTGAAGAAGCATCTAGGATATATGAAGATGAAAATCATCCAGACCATAAACTATGGAAGACTAGAAGAAAACAAGCTAAGCAAATTGCATTCGGTTTGATTTATGGTATTGGAGAAGCTTTACTTGCAGTAAAATTATCCGACCCAAAAGCTGGTATTATAGTTACTAAAGAAGAAGCCCATAAAGAAATGGCGGAGTTCTTTGAGAAACACCCAAAGATACTTAAGTTCAAAGAGAAGCAAGAGAAATTTCTTCGTAAGCATGGGTATTATATCCAGTTATTTGGTACTAAGAGAAGATTACCCCAGATATACTCAAACGACAAACAAGAAGTTGCTTATGCTATTCGTTTGGGACTTAATTTCCCATGTCAAGGTGCTGCAGCAAATATGACCAACTTCGGAGCTATTCTTGTTTATTGGTTAATGCGACAAGGTAAATTACCAATGATGAAAGAAGCTTGTACGGTACATGATGCAGTATATATGTATTCTAAACCAGAAGATATAAATACATGGACTGTATATACCATTTGGAATATCCTACGTAACCCAAGTACTAAGAAGTATTTCGGTTTTCAAGTAGATGACGTAACTCTATCAATGGATTTTACAATAGGCCGGTCTATGGCAGAAGAATTACCATTTATGCCCGGATATGATTATACTAGAATGTTAAAACCAGACTTTTCGGTAGAAGAGTACATGGAGGAATACCATAAGTTTAAGACTCGTAAAATTGGTAATTTTAGTGCAGCTTCACCAGAAGTATTTATGGAACTATATAAAAAGGAAATCCATAAATATCAACGAGAATATGAAAAATCGAGAAAAGGGTAATATACCCGGGTTTAGTAATTATTACATATCCCGTACTGGAAAATTATACTCGAAATTTACTGGTAGTTGGAAATTAGTAAAACCTGCTATGAAAGATAATGGTTATTTATCTAACTCTTTAGTAGGAGATGGTGGTAAACGGAAGAACTTTTATAGACACAGGTTAGTTGCTTCTATTTACATCCCTAACCCAAACAATTATCCTCAAGTATGTCATAAAAATAACAATCCAGAGGATAATCGGGTAGGTAATTTATATTGGGGTACAGCTAAGATGAATATGGGTCAGTGTATAGAAGATAAAAGATTCTATTTTGTTGGTAAAGAACGAGAACGTAAGGTAAATGTAGAATTATTAATTTCTAGGTATATAGAGGGTATACCAAGAAAAGATATACTAGAAGAATTCGGTATATCAACTGGAGTATTATATAAAATATTACGGTATAATAACATAAAACTAAGGAAATGAAGAAGATTTTAAACGGGCCCACGGTATGGAGGGCTAAATGCCCAGTATGTGATTGCGAATTTGAATATGATACCAGTGAAACTTTTGGGGTTTATAATAAATCTGGGGATTATTTTAGGATAGTACAATGTCCTAATTGTAAAACTAATATAAAGCATTCAGATTCAGTATCTACCATTACAGGAGTGAAAAGAGAAGATACTATGTCTATATAAATAATATAAATTTATGGAATTATGGCAACACCGAAAGAGATTGATAATGCAAGTAAGTTAACTGCCCTCACTTATATGGTTGCAGGTTGCTTAGGTTATTCTATCGAAAATTTACTTAAGTATTTAGATGGGGTTAATCTAAGGTTGAGTGGACAAGAAAAAATGTTACTTAACAGATTAAAGACTCAGTTATCTCAAGTACAAACTAATCTTACTACTTTAGAGGGATTGGCTTTTAAAGTAATGGCTACAGATGAGGATGGTAAACTTGCTTATGAAGATGCCACCCATATTTATTGGGTTGCATTTTTAGCCTTACTCGATAGGGGTGGTACTGATAACTTATGCGACTTAAGATTAATGGCTTTGGTAGATAAGATAAGCATCTATAAATCTCTTCTTAATTTGCCCGGTATGAAACTCTCTTATCAAATGGCTTTTGCTCAAGTAACTAAAGCAATAAGCAAAGGGGAATTTAGTAAAGAAGACTTTAAAAACCTATTAGAAGTTTATGAAGACGGAACTGAAAAAACTAAAGGTTAAATTTGAAGGTAAACTTATTGAGATTGATATTCAAAAGGAATTATCTATCAATGAGAATATCATTAATTCTCAGTTACGAGAATCTCCTTCTAGTTATTATGTACTTGCTTCTTTGAGAGATAAGTATATAAAAGAAAGAGATGCTCTAGCAAGGGAAAAAGAAGAAGCTTATTCGAATGCCTGGTTATATTATAAGGATGCTAATGAGAGATGGAATAATGAATACGTATCTCATAAGGCAAACCTTAACAAGAAATACTCTTCTATCAATGAAAGGTATTTGAAAGCTGTAGAAAAAGCAAATAAGTTCATAACTATATGTAAGTGCTATGAGTCACGCGAAAATATATTAAGAACTATTAATGCGAACCTAAGAAAAGGTTAACCCATTGAACTATAAACAATTACTAACTTTTAAAAACAGTATTAGAATATGAATTATTCAATGACATTTATCTCACCTCTTGTAGCTGAGAAATTTAATCAAGAATTACCCGGATGCCCAACAGAAAACCGGGTACTTATTTTATCTCCAAAGGAGGTAAATCAAACTAGATCCGGTTTGATTATCCCTGAACAAGTAAAAGAGGGAGTTCCTCGTAAAGGGGTTGTAGTAAAGAGTGGGGAAATTACCGAAGAATACAAAACCTACCGAGAATTGGTTGCTGTAGGTAGAATAGTTACCTATGGTTTGTATGCAGGTAAAGAACTTGAATTCGAAACGGACAAACTATCTCCTGCTCTCAAACAACTTTTAGAGAAAAACGTTCTTACCGTATTGAGTATGAACGAAGTAGTTTACTCAGAACCGAATAATTAAAACTAATCATTATGATAAAAGACAAGAAGAAAAAGAAAGTTTCATCAGAGGGACTTTCTACAAAAGAAAAGATGCTAGCTAGAAAGAAACAGCTAGAATCTAAGGGAAACGGAAGTGGGTTAGTATATCCAAAAGAGGGAACTCTGAGAATGAGAATTAAATCTCCGGGTGATGACCAAGAATTGGGTATCGAAATTATTCAATTCTACCTGGGTGGCAATTTGGGAGGAGTTATATCTCCGGCTACTTTTGATGAACCTTGCCCATTCATGGAGAAATACCAAGAATTGAAAAACTCCAAGGATGAAGATGACAAGGAACTTGCCAAGAATTTGGTACCAAGAAGAAGATATGTTATCGGTGGTATCATTTACTCAGATGAAAAGGGTAGTAAGGTAGATTACGAAGGCAAAGATAAGGGAGTTTTAGTTCCTCGCTCAGTATACCAGGATATCATTGACCTTTACCTTGATGAAGATGAGGCAGGTGATATGACCGACCCAAAAACTGGTTACGATATTAAGGTAATTCGTTCTGGGTCTGGTAAACTAGACACTACCTATTCTGCCCGTGCTTGCAAACCAACCAAGTTGGATAAGAAATATCAAGGTACAATTGACCTTGAGGGAATAGTTCGTTCTCAAATCAAATCCTATGATGAGTTGGAAGATTTACTTTCACAGTATCTAAATGAAGACCATGGGGATGACGATGATGACGATAAGTCAAAGAAGAAAAAGAAAAAGGGAGTTCACAAAGACCATTACATGGAAGATGATGAACCTAAGAAAAAGAAAAGAAAATACAAATCGGATATTTAAGGGTTAGTAATATGGTTTCATTCGAAGGTGGTAATTAGATTCGTTCTGTTATCACCTTCTTTAGTTTAAATACATTACATTATGGCAAAGAAATCTAAGGTTGGTTTAAAAGTACCAACAGCAAATGAGATGGCAAAGAAATATGGAAGTATGATTAAATTAGCTTCAGAAGTTACTGATACTGATTTATATATACCATCTACTTTCTTTGCTCTGAACTACTTATTTGGTAAGGGTATTCCTTATGGTAAAATCGTAGAGATTGCTGGAGAGGAATCCTCTGGTAAATCTTTAGTGGCTTATAACTTTGCTTATGCTACTCAACAACTTGGAGGTCATGTGATATGGGTAGATGCTGAACAATCCTGGATGAATTCATGGGCTGAAATCAATGGAGTAGACCCTGCAAGAGTAACTATTGTTAATGATACCCGTATTGAATATATTGCAGACGTAGTAGCAGACTTAGCAATTTATTTACGTTCTCAATTAACTCACAATGAACCGATACTCTTAGTAATCGATTCCATTGCAGCTACTGACTGTACTGATAATATAGATGCTAAGATGGTTGATGGTAAGGCAGAGATGGGAGGTAGAGCAAAGGCTCTTTATAAATACTTCCGTATCAGAAGTGAATTATTCTACAAACTGGGAGTATCTCAGATATATATTAACCAATTAAGAACTGCTTTGAATGTCGGATTTGGAAAAGATAACACAACAACTACAGGAGGTGCAGCACTTAAGTTCTACGCTTCAATCAGAGCTGCTTTCTATTCAGGAAGGTCTGTTACCATTAAACAAAATGGGAAAGAAAGGAAAGCTGGGAAACTTGTCACTATCAGACTTATTAAAAATAAAGTTGCTCCTCCTCGACCTACAATCAGCAAATGCCCTGTATATTTCAATCCTAAATTCCACGAAGTTGGGTTTGACAGATGCTATGCTTTAGAGGATGTATTAGTAGATACCGATGTAATCGAAAAAACTACTGGTGGGTATAAATTGAAAGGTAAAACTCTTGCAAGAGGGGAAGAGAAATTCCAAAAGCTTTTGGAAGAAGACGATGAACTTCGTAGAAAACTTTTACGGAAAGCTGGAGTAAATACCATAGGTACTACTAAAAAACAACTGGAGAAAATAGAAACAAATCTATTCCCAGTCGATGGTGTAGAATATGAAAACTATTCAGATTCAGAAGAGGAGGAGGAAGACGATGAATAAGAAAGAGGTAGAAGGTATAGAGAAAGTAATTAAAGAGTACCTTAAGAAAAATTTGAGAATGGAATCTAGGGTTAGGTATCTAGATGCTTATAGCCCACCAGAGAATTATTTAGATGTATATCTTGGAGAGGAAAAGATTCAAGAAGTTTCACTTTATGAATTAGATTTTGGACGATGAACAAGAAAACACAATTTACAAGGTCCAAGAATAAAATAGGTAGTCTGTCTTGGACTTCTCCAATCTATACTCATGGAGAAGGTAAGTATCAGGATAAAATACTTCATGATAATATACCTGGTTACCCAGGTTATCATATATCCAAAAGAGGTAGAATATATTCCAGATGGGATGTAAATGGTAAGGGTATATTAAACAAAAGATATCACTTAAAACAACCCCATCTGAATAAGAATGGAAGGTATATAGTGGGATTATCCCAACCAGGTATAGGTACTACAAAATGGTTATTACACAGATTAGTGGCTTTAGTTTATATACCTAATCCCGAAAATTTACCCTATGTTTGCCATAAAGATAATGTACCTACTAATAATTCAGTTAAGAACCTTTATTGGGGTACACAAAAAGACAATATGTCTCAAGCTTCTAGGGATGGGAGGATGGTAAACAAATTAAAAGGTAAATGTATCAAAGGTACAGAGATTCAAAGGTCATATATACCTAAGTTGATAGGTATGGGGTTTACTAGAAAAGAGGTATCAGAGATAACCGGGCTGGGACATCAACTAATATCAGATTATTATATTAAATATAAAAATAAATATGAAAAATAAAAAATTAATATTATTAGTTGACGGCGAAAATATTTTACACCAAAGTTTTCACAAATTTGAAAAACTTAAATCTACCGATGGCAAACCGAGTGGGGCAATATTCGGATTTTTCAAATCTCTACATATGTATCTTACAAGGTTCGAACCGGATGGGGTTTATATTTCATTCGATAATGGTCATTCACCAGTAAGGACGAAGTTATTGCCCAATTATAAGGGACATAGAAAAAATATATCTGTAGATTACGAATCATTGCAAAAGCAAAAGGCAATTATAATGAAAATGCTGGGTATGCTAAGAATTAATTATATCTTCGATAAAAAGAAATCTACAGTATATGAAGGAGATGACTTCTTAGCATACCTTGCAATTAAAAAATTCCAATCCGAGAAAATGATACTTATATCATCGGATAAAGACTTTAACCAGTTGCTATCAAATAACCTGAGGATATATAATCCCAGAAAAGATGAGATGATAAGAATGGATAACTGCAAAGAATTATTCGGTTATCATTCTCATGAAACGGTAGAGTACCTTGCAATGGTTGGAGATACTTCCGATGATATACCAGGGTTCCCGGGTATAGGCCCAGTAAAAGCAAGGAAAATCCTTGATGAGGGTAGAATTGAGAAGTTTATTGCCCAGAGTAAGAACAAAGAATATCTTCAAATATGGAAAAGGAATGAACAGTTAATCGACCTTTTCTGGTTTGTAAGACATAATCCATTGGATAAGTTACCAATTAAGTCAAAGAAGAAGTTTAAGTATGAGAAATTCAAAGAGCTTTGTATCGAATACTCTTTAGCATCATTTTTGACAAATGAATTTATAAAACCATTTAAAGCATTACATCATGAGTAAGAGAATTATGTTTGTGGGTCCCTCTGGTATAGGGAAAACTACTTTAGCTAAGTATGTAGCTAAGAGAGAAGATCTACCTTTTATTTCTGGTAGTATGTCAGATTTATTACCTGCTACTGAAGGGGTATCACATAATGAAATATTATCCCTCGGTTCGGAGGCAATGTATAAAGCAGATTTTCAACTTATGAACAAAAGGAATAGGTTATTCAAAGATAGAGAATACTTCGTAACTGATAGGAGTTATGCAGATTTGGCTGCTTATTTTTGGTATAAGCAATCAAGAACTTTACCAGAATGTGAAATGGAACATTTTTTCTGTCAATGTAAGACTTTAATGGAAGATCAATGTGATGTAGCAATCTTCTTACCATTAAATCTAGATACTTATAAGTATTGGTCAATGGAAGATAATGGTAAGAGAATACTTAACAGATTCTTCCAAGTTCAGATATCATCTCTTATGGGGGAATTGCTTGCAAGTTGGGAAATACCCACTATTTGTATATCTGAGCTCGATTTAGGTATGAGAACGGAACAAATCAATTACCATTTAGATAGTATATGGGGAAAGAAGTAATAGCAATAGCCTTTTCAGATTTACATATAAATCTATGGGCTAAGTTTAATGAGAACAATCACAGGACCCTGAATAGTTTCAGGGTTTTGTCGATTATATGGAAATTATGTAGAAGGTTTAACTGTCCTGCATTATTTTGTGGAGACTTATTTCATAAGGCCGAAACAATGGACCAAGAATTAGCAGAGATATGTTATAATGAACTAATCGAAGGATTTTGGATATATGCCATATCTGGAAATCATGATATTAAGAAAATAAGTAAGGTTGGTACTAAACCCTTTAGCTGGCTTTATCAAGTAGAGAAGTATGGTATCATGATATTAGATTATGAAAAAACCCAACTATCCTCTACACATAAAGATATTATGGTATATGGGGTTCCTTATATTGATAATAACGTGGGTCTAAGTGAATACTTAAAGAAGTTAGAATTAGATAAAAGTAAAAAGAATATTCTTTTACTACACACTGATTATCCCGGTGCAAAGGATACCGATGGTAGAGAGATAGATTCCGTAGAAAACTTAAATGTAAATGTTCTCAATAAATTCGATTTAGTATTATGTGGTCATATACACAAACCTCAAAGATTATCAAAGAAGGTTTATATGATTGGGGCACCTAACCATCAAAGGAGAACCGATAGAGATTGTGAATTAGGGTATTGGAAAATCTATGAAGATTTGTCTCTGAAGTTTGTACCTTTGAAAAATTTCCCAAAGTTCATAGATGTAGAAAGGGAAGAGGATATTAAGGATGATGGTAATTATTATACAGTAATTCCCCAAAAAGCTAGTACTCCAGTTAATAACAAACATAAGATTACTAAGCAACTTTCTAAGAAGTCTCTAGCAAAAAGATACCTAAGAGAGAAAGGTATTAAAGATGAGGTTAAAACTAATCTATTAATTGAAACACTTAAAAAGGCTGAATCATGTTAACGTTCTTAAACTTAGAGGCAGAAGGATTTTGTTCAATAGAATCCTTACACCTACAATTAAACCCAACTTGTACCATACTTATCAAGGCCCCAAATGGGAAAGGTAAATCAACTATTCTCTCTGCCTTGGTATGGGCAATATATGGGAAAAACCTAAAGGGTGTTTCTGAGGTAAATACCTGGAAGCAAGTAAGGCCCAAAGATTACAAGGGTACTAAGGTACAAGTATACTTTCAGAAAGATTCTCATACATATAAGATAGTTAGGTGTCAAAAGTATGATGAAGTACTTGAGGATGGTGCTAAAGGTAAAGACAGACTTATCTTCATGAAGGATGGGGATATAGTTGATATCAAAGGGAAGGGGAAGATACAGGATTCTATAAACCGAGAGATAGGTCTATCATATACTCTGTTTATGAACTCAATTATGTTTGGGCAAGGTATAAAAAGACTCATACAAGAATCTAATTCTGATAAGAAAAAGATATTCGAAGAAGTATTCGATTTGGAGTTCTTAAACCTTGCTAAAGGCATTGCATTACAAGATAAAAATAACTTGATATCTCAAATAAACGAAGTAGAGCATGAGTCTCAAATGCTTAAGAAAGAATTAGAGGCTAATAAGGAGGCTTACTTCGATATGAGAGATAGAGAAAAATCCTTCAAGCAAAAAATCAAAGAAGAAAGAAGAGAGTTAAAACAAGATAGAGAAAAGCTAACTAAGTTACTGATTGAGAAACAAAAACAAATTAAGGATGAAGTAGATGCTTCGCTTCAGATAAAGATTAAAAAACAAAATGAACTAATCCTTGATTTGAGGAGTAAGATAAAAGATGCAAAGAATCTATCGAATGTACCACTCAAGAAAGTAATTAAAGAATTAGTAATACAGTTAGAAGCTGGTCATTACAAACGTGCATTACGTGATGCTAAATCAATATATAAAGCGTTCTCTGACCTTGACAAATATGATAAAGAATATCAAGAGGCTTTAGAGAGATTAGAAGAACTTAGTAGTGTAAATGATAGATATAAGAAATTGAAATCTGATTGTGATGATATTGCTTCTGATATTGCTTCTATTGACGAAGATTTGGATAAGCTCAAACAGGAAAAGCTTAAGGTTATGTCTCCAAAGTATAAACAAAAACTTAAAGAGATTAGGAAAAACTTACGGAAGGTTGATGAGGACTTTCATAATAAAGAATTAGAGTTAGAGAATTATAACTGGTTAATTAATGACCCATTGGGTAATAATGGGATTAAGGCTTATCTATTTGATTCATCCCTTGAGTTCTTAAATAAATGCCTTGATAAGTATTCAGAGGTATTGGGATTTAGGATTGAATTTAATATTGATTTGGGCACTGCTAGAAAAGAATTTGTTACTCTTATTGAAAGGGATGGGCAAATAATTGATTATGATGAACTTAGCGGTGGAGAAAAACAATTATGTAATGTTGCAATGGCATTTGCAATGAATGAAGCTCTTACTGCTTCTAAGGGTATTAACTTAGCATTTCTCGATGAGGTATTCGAATCTTTAAGTTCAGATAATGTAGAAGTAGTTACTTCACTAATACGTCACATATTCAAAGAGAAAACTCTATTCTTGATAACCCACTTAGATTCACTTCCTCTTGGTAATACCAAAATTCTGCAAGTGGAAAAGACCCAAGGCCTGAGTAGGTACCAATTACTATAATGGTATATAAAAATACAATACACCATTATATTATGAACTCTAAGAATAAAGGAAATCGATTCGAAAGAAAGATAGGTGCTTGGTTTACAAAATGGACCGGGTACAAATTTGAAAGGAATAGAGCGGGGAGTGGAGCTTGGCATTCAAACAAGGACTCCACTTCCGATTTAACCTGTACTGATGAAAGGCATGCTCATAGATGTAAGATATCCATCGAATGCAAGAATTATAAAGAGATTAAGTTTGAACATCTACTCTTAGGTAATAAGGGATGCGATATATTGAAATTCTGGGAACAAGCTTCTAAGGATGCAAAAAGAGCAAATAAAGTTCCTATACTCTGTATGAGATATAATTCAATGCCCTCAGAAGAATTTTTCTTTGTAGTTGGAAAGGATTTATCTTCCGTATTCTATAAACCCCTATTCGATAAAGCCAATATTATGGTAATTGATGTACCAAAGATAGATGAGATTCTTTATGTATTCATGGCTAGTGACATATTGAAGAATGTAAACTATAAGTTAGTACATAAACAAGCTAAGTTAATTCTTAAAAACCGGTAACCTATGAAGAAGCATACCCCATACTCATATTGTATATTTTACCTTGAAAGGAAGTACTGTGATAAAATCAATAAAGAACTCAAAGAAAAGGGGTATGACCAAATCAAGGCAATTATTCCTATGGTAAACGTATTAAGAAAAATCACAAAAGGTAAGATGGTATTCGAAGAAGTACCAGTATTATTCAATTATGGTTTTATGAGAATGCCTACTAAATTAGCATTCTCAAGGCCATTTCTTAATAAGTTACGTAGAAATATATCTGGTATCAGAACTTGGTTACGTAATACCGAGACAATGCACCCAAGAAAGAAAAAGGTAAGGATTGACAATGCAGAAGACTTTGATGATTTTTCTTTAGTGGCTACTTGTAGTAGAAAAGAAGTAAGGCGATTTAAACGTATTGCTAGAGAGAATAAGAAGTTTTCAGTGGATGATTTAGTCAATGTAAAGCCTGGAGATTACTTAGTATTACGGGGTTATCCTTATGAGGGAGTAGATGCTACAGTATTAGAGGTTGACCATCTTTGTAAAAGAGTAAAAGTTCTTATATACCCCGAAATGGGAAGAATGGAAGTATGGTTACCTTTTGACAACGTTATCTATAGTGTATATTTAAATCATGACCCAGATAAGCTTTATGCTAATTCTGGGGAATATGACCCTAATCAGATAACCAATGAAGCAATTGATAGTATAATGAGATATAGGAGAATTTAATATTATGAACGAAGCTCAACAAAAAGCCTGGAGTTGTTTAATTGATAAAGAACAACAATCATTATTCCTTCAACTATCAGAAAGTAAATCTTCATGGGAAGCTGGTGAAATTTTAAAGTTATCTCATTACAAGTATCTTGAAATCCGGGAACGGTCAGAGAAATTCTTTAGGCTATTCTCGGATTTTTTTGAGAAACACACTTCTATTTTTCGACCAGATTGCCCCTGTGAGAGGAATTTCCAAGATTATATGGAGGGATGTTTAGAGAAACGATTAAAAAGAAAAGAAGCAAGCTTATTCACAGGAGACTCAGCTCAATTACTCCCAAAGGTAAACTCTAAAAATATAGAGAGAAACATGAAGAGGTTAAAGGAGTCTGATGATGAATGGGACATAGATACTCTAAGATTAATTCTTGAATTTGATAGGTGGAATAACTTTAGAATACTTCCAAGGATGCTACAACAGCCATCTGCATTTAAAAGGCGGTCGAATAAGAAGGATAAGATATATATCAAGTATCTTCTTAATAGAGTACCGGATTGGATGCACACTAAACTCAAGGAAAGGTTTAGGTATAAAGTAAAACCAGGAAAGAAAAAGTATTGGGTAGCTTTAATATCTGAGGACCTATATACCGATGGTTATCTATTGTTACCAGTAAGACCTTTGGATGAAGTAGTAGATGAATTTAGTAGATTCTACATGTATGTATTTAAAACTAAAGATGATGCTGATACCTTTGGTTTTATGGTATCTAAGTTCATGATTAAAACCGAATCTGTTAAGCTTGGACAAAAATTCTGGCCAGAGTACCGTTGCTGTGTGGAAAAAGCAGTAAACTATAATCAAGTGAACAACATAGAATTCAATATTAAGAAATTGGATATGGCTTATAACACACATATCAAGAGAAAGCATAAAAAACCTAAATCCACTGCTGCGAACCGAGCAAAAACCTCGGATTTTTATAAAAATAAATAGAGAAATAAAAGATAGATTAAATTATTTATTCTTATATTTGCAAAGAAAATAAATGAATATTTAAAAATATTGATGATATGGCAAAAAAAAGTAGAAAAGACATGAAAGCCCCATCCAAGGAGAAATCAAATTTCCTTGGTGCTTCTGGGAGAAACATGACTTATAAGGATTTAAAGAGAAAGGCTATCATATTAGGGATGCCTTTCCCTGATGCTTGTTCTGCTGGGGTATTTGACTTATTACATTATATCAATGTATCAGAAGAAAAGCCCGATAAATCGTTAATTGATAAATATGACGATTGGATGGATAAGCAATTAGAAAATATTGGGTATTCGAAAGATGACCCATTAAGAAATTCTCGATTAAGGCTTGGGTTTCTCGGAGAAGAAGGGGAAAATGGGCAAAGAAGAACCAAACGAGTTCCTGGGATAAAGAAACCTCGAGAAAAGAAACCACCAAGAGAGAGGGATGAATTTAATCTTATCAAGGGTACAAAGAAATCTTATGTATTTGAATTAACTTCAAAAGGTTTTGAACTTGATAGAGTTATTCGGAGAATGAAAAAGAAATTCCCCGAAGCAAATGAGAAATCTATCAATCTTTGGTATAGAATGGCAAAGAGGAATATAAATGGTAAAACTAAAGGAAAGTAACAACGGACCCATACGACCAGATAGATATTATATATGGACTTGGAGACCAGATACTACCAATAAGATTGTTACTGAAAAGAAATTATATAGGAAACATCTAACCGGTATACCATACTTTACTAGACACCAAGTAAAGGTTACCTTAGTTTATCTTTATGGTGTAGATGTTCTTCAGTATATCCATATAATATCTGGGAGGAAACTTATAAAACAAGGCATTAGAGAATTATCCGATATGAATGGTAAACTTCTTAAAAAGGGTAGTACTAAATTCTGGTTTAAGGGTAAATTCGTAAAAGCAAGGAAGTTCATAATGCCCGATGAATATCACATAGATAAACACCGACGAAGAAGATTTATGGTACAAATGCACCGAGTCTTTAAGTCTAAAGGAAAAAAGGAATTCAATGAAAGGTACTCAATCAAACTCTATGGACAACGGCAAGGCATATCTCCCAAGTATACAAGGCAAAAGAGATTACAAATCAATCTTGCTATCCTACAGGATTTACAACAGGCTGAGTCAAGAGGAGAAACATAAATTCAATCTGTTATTCCTGCAGTATCCTCCATTGGTAAGTTCATTGGCTTTATATTTAAGAAAGAAGATGAACATCCCAATACAAAAGGTACTATTTATCAAAGCACAAAGGGATATGCTTGAAATATTCGATGAGGCATCACTTAAATTTTTAGGGTATTTGCCTAAAGAAAGGTTTATTAAGAAATCTCTATTATTTCAAGGGTTTGTTTCATTAGAGAGTATTAAACTTAGAAGGTCTTATGCTTATATAATGACAAATAGGATGATAGAAAATCAAATATGGGTCTACCCAATTCGATTATCCGATAACTATAAAACAATGATAAAAGGGAAATACGAATCCTATACCGAAGTATTTGGGAAGGTGGGTATTCCTGGGATAACTAAAATTAAATATAGCAATGGATAATAACGAAGGTTTTAAAATCACAGCACATCAACCAGCAAACCCATTTGCAGGTAAGAAGTTTAAGATAGTCACTTATCAAGGTGACAAGGAACTTGCCTCTCAGGCAATAACCATTGAATCTCAATTAGAATTAAAGACAACTCTAGATGAGATAAAACAATTCAATATTGCTCAGGAGGAATTAGTAAAATCTGGGTATACTCAGAAATCCATACTGGTAAAGAAACTTATAACAGAGTGATATAAATAAATTATTAACCAACTTAAACATTACGAAAATGGCTAAGAAGAAAAAAGAAGTGGAACTGAAAGAAGTTTCCAGAACAGAAATCAATGGTGCAATCATCATTAAGTACGAAGACGGCTCAGTAAAGATTATCCCTGCTCCTATCATGCTTTCTGCCGAAGAAGCCGAAGACCTTTTCGGTTCTGAATCCGATGACGAGGAAGAAGAAGAAGAAGAAGAAGAATCAGACGATGATGATGATGATGATTCCGAAGAGGAAGAGGAATCGGATGATGACGATGAGGAAGGTGATGATGATGATTCCGAAGAGGAAGAAGAAGAGGAAGAAGAAGAGGAAGAACTGACCGGTGAAGAACTTGCCGAAATGGACTTCGAAGAACTTGAGGATGTCTGCGACGACAAAGACCTTGAAACTGACCCAGACGATTATGATGAAGACGACGTCGAAAAACTCCGTAAAGCAATTGCCAAAGAACTCGGTCTCAAATTGCCGGCAAAGAAAGAAACCAAAGGTAAAGGCAAGAAAGGGAAAAAGTAATCTGGTAACTGTATTCAAGATTTAAAAGAAGGTAGGGAAATTTCCCTACCTTTACTATCAACTATTAATAAACGTAGAAGTTTACTTATAATAACCATTAACTTATAAAACATTAAAAATTATGGCAACAAAGAAATCAGACTCCAAGAAGAAAGGGGATAAGGAAAAAGACCCCGAAAAAGAAGCTAAACGTAAAGCTCGTCAAGAGGCACTCAAGAATCGGCCGGCTGAACAACGCCCTAACAGCAAGCAAATCGACGTTATTGCCATTAACGACAAATCCAAGGTAATGAACTTTGGTTATGCCGTTAAGAACAAGGAAGGCTATCAGGGTGTAGTGGTTACTTCTGTATTGGTTACGGATGGCAAACCGGTATCAACTTCAGTTTCATTCGTTCCGGGAACTCTTACCGTTAAGTCTAAGAAAGGACATGGCGTTATTTGTTCTCCGAAAAACAAAAAGGCTAAGGAAGAAGAAGAGGAAGAATCAGAAGATTAAACTCTAACTTACTAACTACTACCCCATATGTCTGCTATATAAATTTAGAGTTTAAGTTCATATGAATAACATCTACACTTAGGACGTTGTTCAGCCAAAAGCTCATTGCCTGTGAAGGTAGTGGGCTTTAATTTTTTATACCCATGGAAGAAGAGAAATTAGCAATTCGAAAGAATATTCGAATACTTGCATTGGATAATCTAATAAATACTTATACTGATGCACTAGAAGATAAAGAATTAAACCTGGGACCAGATGAAAGGGAACTTGCCATCAATATAATAAATGAGGCAAGAGAAATGCTATCAGAAGAAACTCAGGAAGTATCTAACCAAGTAATGCAAAGACCCAAATGGAAAAAGACTTAAGATTATTAGTGGGAAACATTAATCAAACTCTCAGAGAATTAGATTATGTTTCGTACCTTAAAAAGGTAGCTCTTAGTAAGGGTAAGAAAGGCGAATACCAATCCCATAGGTTGAAGAGTAATTATCTGAAAAGAAAACTCATATCTCTTAAAGGAGCCCTGAATAAAAAACTTCATGGGACTTATATTGTTGCCCAATTTAATTTTATAAGGGGGGAACAAAAAGAAACTTTTGAACAAACTTTTACGGACTTATCTCAGAAAGAGGTAGAAGATATACTTCAACTCGAGGCAGTTTTAAAACAATGCAGTTTAGAAATCCTAGAAATTAAAGAAATCCCAACCCAAATTAGGAAGGTATAACTATGGTATTATGTAAATAGGAAATTCAATTATTCACCTAATATAAATGAAAATGGCTAAGAAAGACGAAAAGAAGAGTAAATCGGAATCCAAGACTCCGGAACTCACAAAGGCTAAGAAAGCTTTGGATGCTTACCTTAAAGAGAACAAGTTGGACCCTACTAAGGATTGGACCAAAGACAAGAAACATGGTAAAAAGGTTACCGAACTTGTAAACAAGCTCAATAAGGAAAGAGACAAAGTTGCTGCTGCCTATCCTGAAGCTGACCAAGAGAACAACAAGAAATTGGTAAAACTCCAGGAAAAAGAGAAGAAGGAAAAAGCTGAGAAGAAGGCTGCCAAAGAGAAAAAGGAAAAGAAAGGAAATGGTGGTAGAACAGCTACCAAATACGATTATCCTCTCATCGATGGCAGAGAAATGACTTCGGCTGAGAAGAAAAAATACCGTATGGAGCAAAGAAAACTTGCTTCAGGTAAGGCTCCTAAGGAGGAAAAGGAAACTAAGAAAAAGAAGGAAGAAAAGGTAAAAGAGAAACCGGCTTCCGATAAGAAAGATAAGAAGGCCAAAGACAAGATGAAAAAGAAGGCCGCTAAAGAAGAAGATTAATAAGAGCACTTTTTACTTTTACTTATCATATTTTTAAGTATTCGTCAATAATGGTAGAAGGCCTGGCAATATAAAAATTGTTCAGGCCTTTTATTTTCTAATTAAGTCGAAAATGGAACAAGAAGTATATAAACCAAAACTTAGAATCACTACACTATCAGAGAATGGTACCCCATTATCCGATAGGTTGGTAGATGCCTATACCGAGATGAATTCAGGTCCAAAGGTACAGCATAACGGTCCCATAAGAGTAGAAGTAACTCTTACTAATAAACAAGATATTGATAACTTCAAAGAATACTTAGATAGGTTATCTGGTACATTGCCTGCTAAGGCACCTAATGTTGGCAGAGGAAGACCTGCAGGGTCTACAACTAAGGAATTGGAATCACCAAGGGAGGACATTCTTGCAGATGTAGAGAAAATGATTGAAGAGGGTAAAAGCCAACAAGATATCATTAAATATCTTAGGGGATTGGGATTTGTATTTATCCTTACTGAAGATTTTCTATTTCACTTTCCTGGATTTGAGTTCAATAAAAAAGATGTTGGAGAAGCAACAGACAATAAGCAATATCCCAATTCATTCTCTTGGATGGCAAGGTGTATCAAACGGGCTAAGGACCCAAAAGCAGATAAATTTGACCCAATGGTAATCTTTGGTTTTAGCATCCTTGGGGGACCCTCGAAAAAGATTATCCCCTATCTTTATAAAGAAAGGAAGAAACCATTAAGGGCCCAAGTTGGTAAGAACGCAATCTCATTCTCTCAAGCAGAATTTACTAAACTTCCCAAGTATATGAGGGAAGATGAACGTATTAAGTTCTCTACAGAGCAAAGACAATTACTTCTCAATCCAGAAAAGAAGCCTTCTAAATTCTTTATGCGATGGGTAGATGATGCTATCTTCCCCGACTCAATCAAGGAAAAGATAGAGGAAATCAAGAACCGCTAACACTTACCTCCGTATTTATTAAAAGAGTATTTTATATAAAATAATTTTAGTATATTTGCATAAAGAAAATTTAATTATGGACAAGGAAACAAAAGACATCATAAAGCTCATTGCTGGTATTCAGATTGAATCACTCAACTCAATCAAAGAGGACGTTAAAAATGGAAATGATATTGCCCAAGACTTAATCAAAAAACTCCTTCAGATTGAGGATGATGAAATAATTCGAGCACTAGATGAGCACATTGAATTATACGTAGAAATTGAGAATACTCCTCAACTGATAAATATGCTAAGTGAATACCAAATGCTGGTATGCTCTCACATATTATTCAGAATGGAAGATGAATGGGTACATACTAATTCTCAGGGAGTACTTGGTACCTGGGCAATCTTCCAGAGGGCAAATCTCAAATTCCACCCAGAACTAACACTTTTAAAATTTTAATATAGACATGGAAAAGAACGAATACTTAGAATCAGTAGAAATGAACACTGGAGTCGAAATGATTCCTTGCGAATCCTCTAACATTGAGGGCTTTGGTTATGACTCAAAGAAGAAACAACTTTGGGTTGCTTTTAAAGGTAATCGAGTTTATCGCTATGATGATGTACCTTATGAAATCTGCAACAGTTTACATCAAGCAGAATCAAAAGGTAAATACCTTGCAAAGAACATTAAAAATAAATTCGAAACTACAGGTTATGAACTCAGAAACTAAATTCATATTGGGCCTGGTAACCTTGGGGGCAGTGATTTACTTTATTGGTGAGAATAGAACTCATCCAGTAGAAGTGAGCACTGCTCCTTCTCGTTTTGAAAGTCCAATAACCAAGTTAATCTCTCTTCAAGATAGCATGGGCATTAAACCAAAAGAAGAGAAGAAGCAATGGTATAAATATAGGGTAGAAATAGAAACGATTCCAGAAAATCAAATCTATAAGATTGAGAAATCTGGATACCAGCAATATGAAGTTTCTAGATTGGGTGAAACTTATTCTTATGTAACCTACGAATTTACCTCAGACAAGGTAATGACTACTCAAGAAGCCTATGACTTCGTAAAGAAATATCCTGAAAGATGTACAAGGGTACCCAATACATCACAAGATAACATTTACGATAAATATAACGAGGATTATGAAGATTACATAAATGACCCAGAGGATGAAATTAACTATCCTCCAGAAATCTTCGACTTCTTAGCCGATTAACCCGAGCAAATAGAAAATAATTCAAATAAAATTTTTCTATTTAAAATAAAGTTCTTATATTTGTATCAGAAAAAGAAATTAATCATTTTACTAACATTTTAAATATAGACGTTATGAAAAAGAATGAAACAAAGGTTACTAACCTGGTTGCAACTAAGGTTGCCGAACAACTTGAAGGAATTAAAAATTCTAAGACTACTAAGGCTTCTGCTCCTAAGGCCAAAAAGACTAAAAAGGAATTGGTACAAGATGCTCAAGAAGCTGCCACTAAGTTTGCCAATGCTAAATTGGTAGAACTCTCTCCTAAAACCCAAACTTCCAAAAAGGAACAGGTTGTCAAGGAAGTTAAGGAACAACAAAAACCATCCATCATCGAACAGGTAATTTCTAATCGGGAAGTTAAATACGTATACCCGGCCGATGTAGTTGATACACTTGCTCGGAAGAAATGGAGACAACAAACTCGAAACGAACTCCATCGATTGGAACTTGCAATGGCTCGTATCAAAGATACAAACTCTAAGGAGTTTAAGGCTGCGGCTAAAGCCTATGAGGACTTTAAAAAGAAGGTCCTCAAACCAGAACAAGTTGCATAAACCCTTATTAACCAGGTGCCCGGGATAATTACCTGGGCATCTCAATTCATACAAAATGGATTACACTATCTTCTCTGATAAAGAGATGCTTAAGCAGGACAAAGAATTGGTAGAATTACATAAACGATGTTGTAAGTCCTATCTAATCCAACATTCACTTAAGCACTCCAAGATTAAGAAGTTCTTTATCGTTTACGATTGGTATATAAATACTGATAACGTAAGGAATTTCTTTTTCAGGCCTATAAACCTTTTCATTCAGGCATTGCTTTTAGGGCAACTTGATGAAATATCCGATTACATTAATCCTAACAAAAATGGAAAACGAAAAAAGAAACGAACCAGAAAAGTATAACGTACTTTACTGCAAAGGCAAATATCAGTATAAATCTAAATATCCCCAAATAGAAACTAAACATAAGGTTATCTATGCAGGGCCAGTAGAACCAATGGCACCCATCTGGGATAATGTATCAGATATATTAAGGAAATCTGATAGAATTTGTACTGAATCTCGAAGAGAATTAAAGAAGTTAGAGGAACGTTCACAGAATAACCTTTACTTCAAGAAAAATGGTATTACCCATATAATCGTATACAAATGTTTAGAGAAATAGTTAAAGACCTATATATAGGCAAATCGAAGTTAACCATAGAATGTAACCAAAAGGAAATACCCCAAACTACTCTGGTTCAAGACATATTACAGAATACTGGATTTACGGGTAATATGCCCGACTATGGTACCTATGGTAATTTCAAGGATGGGAAATTTGAGATTACTCCAATAATGCCTAAGCATTGCTTATTTGTTACCGGAGTACCCAAAGGGGCAATCCTTGATAATTTCCGAGTTAGAAGAACATATTGGTCCTCTTATTATGAGGATGATGTAAGAGGGTACTTATTTCAGATTACAGATGAAAGTATACCTCGTTTAATAATCACAAACTAAATCTATATGGAAGCAATCGATTACGTAAAATTATTTAAGCTCGACCAAGAGAATTATGACTTTAAAAGGGAAGAGTTTATATCCGAATTAGGTAAAGAATTTCTAGATTATTGCCAAACCACTACAATTGGGATAGATAAAAAGACTGGCAATATATACTACTACCGATTTAGGGAAATAGTTAAGAATTTCGAAACTAAATTCTGGGCAATCTCAGAACTTAAAATAGGGGAACCATTAACCCAGAAATTATGGAATGCCTTTTTCGCTACTCAGGTAGTTCCCCTAAGGCAAAGGTTATTCCCAAAGGTTCAGAAATTAATCGAAGAGCAAAAGGGGATAACCAATAACCGTAGTAAACAAGACAAAAAACCTACGAACCATAAAAAGGCAAACTATGGCAAGGGAAATCACAGACCTGCATGGGAATAAATTTAAGGTAGGGGATTATAAGCTTTGCCTTAATATTCCCATCACTGGGAAAGGTAATTTAATATTCACCAGGGACCTAATCTCTGGTGAAGCTTTTAATTTATCAGTAAGTAAGAAAAAATATAAGGGATATTTCTATAACCTATCTTTGAATCTGTATGTAAGGTTCGATTTAGAGTATATGGGTTATGATGAAAGTTCCGATATCAGAAAATCTCATTTGTATGTCAGAAAAGGAAAATAAAATGGTAAGATTCCCAAGACCTATGGGGACTACTGCAATGGCATTAGAATATCAGAAGAACCCAAATGATGAACTTCTGATAAAGATACACAACTACATTATTAATCAATGGCTGATGGGTAATGGTGTATTATGTGGTATCACCTATGATATCAATACATTCTCATACCGTATGGGTATAGATATTAACTACATACGGGTATTTATGAGAGATAGGCTATTAGGCTCTAGAATATGGGATAAAGAAAAAGCAGAAGATTTACTTCAAGCGTTAATGGGAGAACAATTAGCATGGGCATTAGAAGACCGTATGGAAATAGCCCATCAGGTTAATATTCTAAGAGAATCTCAGGGAGGGAAATACGTACCGTTTATATCTGCCGAGCTGGGAAAGGCCCTTAAATTAAAGCTTGAATCCTCTACATCTCTGCAATCAATAGTACGTAATCTTACTGGAGGAAGTACTACAAATATCTTTGCCCAATTTAATCAACAGAACAACGTAACACAGCAAAATGCAATCACCGTTGAAGAGGCACGTCAAATCGTATTGGAATCACAAAGGGTATTAGATAAACCAGAAGAGGCTAAACTATTGGAGGATAGGTATGACATTAAGTCTCTACCTGAAGTAGTTGCTACTAAACAAGAAGGAGTAGATACAAGTAAAGAGGGTCTTAACCTTAATAAAGCAGAGTTAATGCAAATTACTGATGATTATAAGGGAGCTATGTCTTCATTCTCTAAAGAACATCATGAACTACGTAGAGAAATCGAAATGCGTATAGACCCAGACGAAGAAGACCCAGAGTTATACCAATATGAAGACTTTGAGGAAGAAGAGAAAGAGGACGGCTCATTTGCATCTCAATTCCTCCGAAATAGTAAGCTTCCATAGTTATATCCGGATATTGCATATTTAAAAAGAAAGAATTATATTTGCATATCAATTTTAAAATAGACAAAAATATGAAAAACCTTGAACAACTAATGGCATCTTTCCTTTGTAGGAAAGATTTTCTAGACCCAGAGGGAACTAAATCTGGAGGAGTTCCTCATATTCAATTATCTGAATCTATTAAAATAAGGCTGTTTGATGACCCTTATCAATTGGATGCTTTTTATTTAGCTGCTAATAATCGGGTACACTTACTTATGACTAATCCTCAAGGAGAAGTAGTAAATGTAACCTTTTCTACTTTTATGAATATTTTTCCTAATACAAAGGAAAGTCCAGAAGAATACATATATGAAGCTTTAAGTCAAATAATCTTGAGGAAAATGAGAATACAGAAAGACTACAAGAAAACTAAGGTCAATAAGATTAATCAAGGTACTTACTTTAAATTAAAACCCACCGATACTGCACCAGTATGGGTAAGAGACCATTTCGATAGAGCTACTCAAACTTATGCCTGTCATAAATATGAAGACTCAAATCATGAGACATTCTTAAAGGGAAATCGAGACATATACATTGACTTTACATTTTGATCACATGAACTTATTTAGACGAAAGAGATGCTGTAGTGAACTCATTGCTATTAAAAATGGCAACTTAGTATTCAAATTGAGTAATACTCATATCAATGCTGCTTATAATACTTTACAGGCAATAATGAGGAAATCTGGTATATTCGATGAGAATCTATATTTCGATGTCTATCAGGAATATCGGAAACATTATGCTATATACGACGTAGTACCATCGTTGCTAAGGTATAAGCTACCATTGATATTTTCAGGTAGATACCCAAAGAAACTATTCGATAATCAGTTTATCTTTGAGGAATTGATACCTAATGCTTTGGTATATCATAACTTACCAGAAAATTTCAGATTACCCGAAAGCTTAGAGAAAATCCTTTTAGAAGTCAAGAAAAGGGTATCTGCTTATATAGACCAAGATGGCATATCAGACCAGGGTTATAGGGATTTGGTTCGAACAAATTTCGTAAAACAATGGGATGTATTTAGAAAAGACCCATCTCTTATAGATTGCTATAGGGATGCTCAATTGGGCATGCTATATATGTGGGCTAGAGTAGAAAATAAAACAATAGTAAAGAACATAATCGAAAGAACTCAAGATGAACTAGCTCAAGAGTTCTTATCTAAAAATGACGAATATGGAAAATAAAGAAAAGTTTGCCTTCAGAAATGTAAACATGTCTCAAGGTGTAGAGGTAGAATTTATTAAATTGCTTACCTCATTAGAGACTAAAAGTGATGAAGATATTATTAAAGCTTTTAAAGCTCAATTATCTTCTGGAGTATTAACTTGTCATGCAGAAATGTTATCTAGAACACCAAATCAGATAATATTTCAAACATCTCAATTCAGTAAACCCTATAACTTTTACAAAAACTGGGAACTATGGGTATTCTCTAATATCCTGGGTGTATGGACTCTAAATAGGTTTAGGGTATGATTACAATGAAAAACCTCCAAGTAGAGGATATAAAAGATGAATGGTTATATAATGCCTTAACACAGGGCATCAAGGAATGTATAACTGCTCCAGTCCTAACTTTGGACCCAACAAAACCAGAACCCATTAAGAGGGCAGAAATGATATTAGAGAATTTCTCTCAGGAGGATTCTCCAGTAGTAGCTACTGTAATTGCTCCAGGCAATTTCATACAGATGATATTACCGAAACATGAGATACTTCTATCGGTAATGTTCATATATAAGGAAAGAAATACCTATGTACAACTCATAATACAAAAACTTGCTTATGAACGAGAAAAGATTACCACCAAGACTAATGGTTCTGTTAGTAGTACTGAAGGGTGAAAAGGCATATAAAATACCTCTCGAATCAGGAATAAAATTAGACCACCTAAAGGATTTCAATACATTGAGGAGAATCCTTGTCCCTTTAGTACAACTATATCATGGAGTAGGTTTTGATACTAGACTTACCTATGATGAATTTAGTATCTTCATTAATGACCTACAACATTTAGGGTATGAAGAGTTTAATAAGTATTCCTCAGGTATACAAGAATTGGTAGAAACAAAACCCATCACTGAAAATGACCAGGATATTAGGGAAATACGAAATGGGTTACTTACCTCTCTTAAATCTCAGGAGTTATCAGAGATATTAGCTACTAAACTAAAGCAAGCCATACATGAAATATTTGAAAACGAAAAGAAGAAAGGTGGGCTAATGTATAAGGAACCCTCTTTAGAACCTATGGAGAGTTCAATCATAAGAGAGGCTCTATACTTGCTAACTCCCCAATTACCTTAATAATTGAAAGGCAGTCTAATCCACTGCCTTTCTTAGCGTATACACATCCTCAGCCTCCTTAAAAATAAAATAGATATATTTTTCTATAAAAATAAAAATGCTTATATTTGCATATCATTTTAAAAATAGACAAAAATATGAAAACGAACTCAGTAACTTACAATCAGGCAGACGAACTAACTAAGGTAGTTCGCAATTTCTTAGAAAAGAAATCTACATTTGAACTTGACTCTGATGAACAGGGTAATCTTCTTAATCTTCTAATGGGACTCTTAATCAAACTAGAGGATGATTACAAACTCAATTGCTTGGATATAAACCAGGTACAAATTTATGATACTACCTATTATTCTTTCATTTTCGAATCAATAATAGCTGCCGATACTAATCCCTATAAGGGACAATTAGCCTCGGCAGCAGTTCAATTCATGAATGAATTTACCGATAATGATGGGAGGTTCATATCATTCAATCAACTCGATAGAAACAACTGGATTTTCCAACTTAATTTCTCAATCGCATGACAAAGTATAACGTTAGTCCATTAGTTGCCCGGGAGATAGAATTCTCCACGGGCACTATCTTTGGTGGTAGCTGGTGCCGATACTTTATTTCAATCACCCTACATCAATGCTATATAGAAGCAACATGGAAAACCCGTCCTAAAAATGATTTAGACGGGAACAAAGAAATCTTTAACTCTTTACAGGAGTATCTAGATTGGTTTGCTAATCTTAAGAAAACTTACGGAAGGAGAATATCCCGTAAACAAATGGTATATGCTGCATACGATGAAACAACTCGTACCTTCAGTTACAAACCCTACGAGAATTGGGCTACAAGACGTTCTAAAGAGAAATTAAATAAGCCCAAGGAACCAATGCTGGCCGATGAATTATACTAATCCCTAACCAGTTAATATATCCTCAGGGAGTTCAGAAACACCAACATCTGGGATCCCTTAATTATTGCATATTTAAAATATTATTTCTATACTTAATTATTGCATATTTAAAATATTATTTCTATATTTGCATAAAGAGAAAAATAAATATAATTATTAACCGACCTCGAACAGGGTCACAAAACTTATTTCTTATGACAACTATTAACGAAATCTCAAATCACATTATGAGTTACTTTGATGGAACTCTTGATGCTTTTGGTTACACTGCTCAATCAGTTAACGAAATCTCAAATCCGGATGAATCATACATGGGAACTCTCAACCTCCAATTCCGGGATTATCCTATAGACGATGACGAAAAGGCAGAAACCTACTGCAGAGAATCCGATGCTTTTGAACAATACGTGATAGAATTCATTAATTCTCATTGGGATGAACATCACCCATTAAAAGAACTTAACTCTAATTCTCATTACATGTCAAACTCCCATGGAGATACTATCCAGGTACATTTCAATGATGAATCCCTTTTCATTATCATTACTATGACAGGGCAATATTAACAAAATCTTCTGGGAGGCACTCAAAACACCTCCCAGAACCTCCCTATTTATAAAAATAAAAGTAATTATAGAAACAAGTTTAGAAATAATTTTGTATATTTGCAGTGAGAAATATTTCTCAAATAATTTTAAATATAGACATTATGAAAGAATTAAAAAATTTAGAGGCCATCCGGGAACTGCTTGCTTCTCATCCCATTTATACTTATGATTACAGCGATGGTCTTTATATTAACAAGGAAGCTACCAATATCCAGGTTTACTCAATCGACTTAGAGGATGAACCTTTTGCTGCTTATATCTCCTCAGGATATATCATCACATATGCTTCAGAGGAAGTTCTCTTCAAAAATCTCAGGGAAAACATTATTTCTCACATGGACTTAACAAAGGGTGCCGATGACCAATATTATGATTATTCACCCTCACAGGTAGAGGCTATCTTATTCGGAATCCTTCAATTAACCCCAGAACATCAGGATTATATCATAACCGGACTCAAAAAACATCTCCGGGAATTTATCCAAGACGATGAACAAGATGAGGGCATGATATCCCAATATACCAGCATTTATAATGCTATCGAAAAATGGGAATCAGACCACAGGGAAACAGAAATCTTCCAACAACTTGCAGTATCAGAATTATTTAACCAACTAAATAAATCACTATGGTAAACTTATATAAACTCTTAAACGTACTGGAACAGGGCATGACTCTGTTCCAACTTAATAAATGGAAAACCGAAGGCATCTGGTATCCAATCACCCAATACAAAAGGGAATCAGATGAAATACAGGTAGTAACTAACCTATTTGTTGCTGACCAGGAACAGTACCATATCCAACTATCTGGGAATTATCCAGAAGAATCTGAAGACTGGAACAAGTTTCTAGAGGAAAACCAATGGAGAATCTATCCCTTACTTGCAAACATAATGCAAGTCTTCTTGCCCACAGGGAACTACCAATTATTCTATACTCAATATCCACAGGGATTCATATCCATAATCGCTAAGCCCCATGATAAGTAAAGAACTCAAATCACAATTAAGTATTCTCAAGGAAACTAACCCAGAATATATTCAAACCCTAAAGGATGCCGTTACGGCATCCTATAAGGCAGAATTTCAGGCAATCAAACCCAGTTCTACCGAAGAAGAGGAACAACTCAATATCGAACTCAAGGACATAGTATTAAAAATACTATTTGGGCCTTTCTATAACTATTTCGTATCAGAATACGTAGTATCAGATACTATATGGGAAGAACAGGATAAACTAATCGAGGACTTATATTATTACTTCAAATCATGACACCGTATATTCAACAACAACTTAAAAAGCTATGCGATAATCCAAATTGGTATGACGATATGCTCATCTCATGGGATAAAAACCCAACAAATCAAAGGGAAGCTATCTATAACTACCTTTCTCATGTACAACTAAATGGGTTACTAGAAAACACTCAGATAGTTTTTACATTCATAGATGGCGACATGAAACCAGCTTTCTATTTCGAAATTCCCAGAGATACCAATCGATATCTTATACTGGGAATCCTCGATGAAACAGGTTATTCTCATTCTCATTGCTGCCTATTAGGCCAACCAAAACAAAGGTTTAACCCTCAACTCAATTAACATCATGAAACCAACAATAACAGTAAACCAATATCCAATCGGATGGGAATGGCTAGACAGAGTACCTCTAGAGGACTTTGACTGGCTAATCGAAATATTCTCTACCATGACCGATAACACTGATACTTATGACTTTGCTACCTTCGATAAAGAAGCAACTAATGGAGAACCTCCTTATCCAGTAATCGAAATCAATAGGAAAGGCTTAGCCCACTTCATGAACGATGACCAAGGCTACGAAACAGGTATATCGATATACGGTCACTATATAGCATGTAAATGCTTAGACATATCCTCAGAAAGAGAATACATGAATCAATATACCGATATCCGAATACTAACCAATGAGATAAAGCCATGCTAACAAAAGGGAAATTCCTGGTATCTTTCGAGGTACCAGGTCACACTAAAGAATACACAGAGGGATTCACAGAGGAAATGGTAATCCCATACAGAACTGAGGAACTTAATCCATACCTAAGGTACCCGATAAACAACAATCACCTCCCCTCCGAACACATCAGATTACAGATAAGAGAAATATTACAAATCCCATTAAGCGATATAACCATAATCGATATAATATCACTACCATGAAAAAGAAAGACCTAATATACATACCCCACCAAGATACCTGGACAGAACACTTCCCTAATCCGGGCAGTAACAAAAATGATTACACACTATACCTAAGTGATCCCCAAGCCCAGTATAATAAGTTACTCCGTACCCAACAGAAACTAAGAAACAAAAAGAAATGAACATCATCTATCACATAATCCGAATAATCCTATCCGTAGGAACTATCCTAACCCTCATACGCAATGAGAAAATATACCAAGCCCACAAGCATACCCACCCAACAAACAAAATAAGGTATATCATCTCACAGCTAATAATCCTAACCCTATATACCTCATCACTAATCCTGGTATCCTACACATATAGGATTATACTAAGGTACATATAATAATACTAAAAAAGTATATGCCTTCATACAGGTATACCCAATCGAATAAATACCCACAAGGTACCTGGAATAAATACCGGGTACCTCCCACACTACCCAACACAAAAACAAAACAAAATCATACTAACGCTAACTAAGGTACATAATATAATACCTACCTATCCCCTCTATAACTAATATACCATCTATTAATATAATAATACCCAATACATATATCAAGGTACCTCACCGGGGGTTTTGGGGATTTAGGCAAACAAGGCAAGTGATAACCCCTCTACTATACAAAGCCACTCAACTCACTATATAGCCACTATACCATATAGCTCTACTACATACTTTAAAGGCAATCACAAAAAGGCCTATGTGATGATAATTTTTCGTCCCCTAATGGCCCCTTATTTACCTTATCCGAATTACCTTACCAAGCACTATTATATAATACATATCAATTCAAGGTAAATATGAAACACAGAACCCCCCAAGGATTTTCCATCCTACCGATTCTATTCAGATGGTAGGATTAAGAACAAAACAACCAATCACTTCATTAAGGTAAAACGTCATATGAATGATGCTAAAGGCAAACGTAAAGGTATCACTGTTCAGAAATACTTTGCCGAACTATTCCCTAACCTATATACTTGGGAAGATAAAAGGGGTACCCCTAAACCTACCTATATACCCATTAGGAAAGTTAATAAGAAACGTAGGAAATATAATCCTAAGTTCATTAAGGCCATACAGGAGAAGGCAAATTATAAAACTTGGGATGAATTGGTTAAAGAATATAATATACCGATGGGTAGTATAGGTTATTTATTAAAGAAAGGTAAGGATAAACCCAGTGACCAGGTTATAATTAATATTGATAAGGTAATTATAAAGGGCTAGGTAATAAGGTCCTAGAGTTTATTGCAGTTATTGGCTAAGTATTTATATTAGCAATATTCGCATTAATTCTAGGACCTATGGTGTTATGGCCTTACTCCATTCATGGCCTCGGAGATTTAGGCAAATATAACTCAAGGCCCTCAATATATTCCTTGAACGAGAATATTGCGAATACTAACCAATTAACCCAGGCCTAACTTAGGTACCTGGGTTTTTACTTTCGCTAACTTAGTAAGCCCTTATAGGCTATCCTAATCTCTATAGGCTTACCATAGTCCCTATATGGCCTTATTGAATTAGGACCCCAATAGGTTTGGATATAGCTAATCGGCCTTAATTCTTTATCACCTTAGTCCATTAATGGCCTTCAATATACAGGTATATAATACACTCTCAAGAGGACAGGCATAAGCTATATAGGAATATCCATATACATATCATATATGCCCACTACAAGGCGTGTGAAGATTACCCTTGTGAACCCCAAAATTAAGTGCAAATATTAAGTCCTTTTTAGGGTGCACAATATTTTCTATTTTATGAATTTTTCACAAAAATAATTTTGAAAATAAAATTATTCATTTTCTCAAAAATTTTTCTTGAAAATGTTTGTAGATTAAAATAAAGTCCGTATCTTTGCAATGTGAGAAAAACAAAGCGATATTTGAATGAATTTTTAAT